TAACGAACTGTGGATACTCTGTTGATAATTGATTCATTACCTTCCAATTCTATTCCCCCACCTTGATATTTTACACCACCATATTCGTGTGCTGGTCCTTTGACCAACCCACCGGTTGCGTATGGTCTTAATTTACCACCTTTTTTATACGTATCAATTGCATTTAATTGTGCGGTAATAATTCCAACTTGAACTGCAGAAGCTGCAGCAGTAATACCAGCCAATATTTGTCCAATGACAGGACCCGTTGCAAAAGCTGCGGTTATTGCTTGTGCTGTATTTGCGATACTTTGTGCTAAAGAAATTCTAAGCTGAGTTTTTGCTGCCTGCTTTTCTAAGCGTTCTCTTTCAGCATTATAAATTTTTTCAGCTTCTAATCGTTTGGCGTTAATTTCATCAGTATCTCCTACAATGTTTGCTTGTGTTCTTTGAAATCTTTTTTCCAATTGACTTAATTGGAAATCAAATAAATCCGTAGTCGTTTGAGCAATTGCCCCCAATGCAGCTTGTAGCTGAGCAATGTTATCCTGAATAAGTTTTATCGTCTTATCAAATGCTGCTTTTTTCTTAGCTTCAGCATCCTCAGTTGCTGTAATTTCTAATTTAAGATATTTTAATAATAGCTTTAATTTTTCCTCGTAAGATGCATTTCTGATATCAATACCATTTTGTAGCAACGTAAATTCCAGTTGCTCAATGTCTGTAGCAAATATTTTTGCTTGGTCAAATCTACGAGTAGCAATTTCCTCTTCTAAAATAAGAGCATCTGCTTGAGCATTTGCAAATTGAATTGGTAAGTCAATTGATTTGCTAATTAATTCCCCATTCTTTTCTAGGAAACCATTGAGTACTTCGGTGGATTTTGCAAGTCCCTCGTTTTCTTTACGGAGTTCTGCAGTTCGTTCTGCAGCTTCCTTATAATATTGATTGACTTCAACAATTCTCTTGCCGTTTTCAATTAAATTTTCAAACACAATCTGAGCTTGGTCTGACAATATTTTTCTTTGTGTTGCTAATTCTTCGGTTGAGCCTTTGAAACCTTTTATATTGGTATCAACAAATGATTTTACGAAATCTTGTTCAAATTCAATTAAATCTTTTTGGTTTTGGATATACTCTTGAGTATTACCTTTTTGACCAGTTAAAAATTCTGATTGTGTCGTCAACAGATTAATCAAATTTTCTTCTTGAATATCTGCTTGTTGTCCTGCTAATTCTAAACTATTGCGTATGAGTTCTTGATTTAAGAATATAGCATTTGATTGTTCTTCTAAACCCTCCCCAAAAAACTGAAAATCAATCAAAAATTGTTCAGGTGACGTTTCTTTGATTATATCTCGGTACTCTTCAAAAACATTGTTATAATCACTTTGATTTTTTTTCAATGATTTTAAAACCTCATTTCTTTTTTCAAGATTTGAATCAAATTCAGACAATTCAATATCAACACCCTTCGTTGTTCGCTCTAGTTCAATCTGACGTAATTCACCTTGTAGCTCTAATTCTTCAAGTAACAAACGCAATCTTTCCTCTGAATTTTTTTTCAAATCATCAGCTAATTCTTTGTCATTTTTTGAACGCTCTTCAGAAGTGATTTTTTCAATTCGAGCATTTTCCAAAAGAACAATCTTCTTGTTTTCAAGAATTATATTTAATTCCTCATTGATTTGTTTTTGACTCGCACCATCTCTTTTGAGTACCTCAAGACGTGTTCTAGCTTCTCTCAAATCTTGTAATGCAGTACTTCGCCTACGTTCAGATAACTCTATTTCACTAGCACCTTGCGTTTGCAATAATTGCAACTGAAATTCACGTTCCCTTTTTGTTTTTTCTAAAGTAGCTTGATATTTTTTTTCTGCCTCATCCGCATCTTCTGTTGCTCCAGTTAAACTTATAACTGCTGCCACTACCAATCCTATGACTGCTAATATGGCACCATAAGGATTTGCTGCAAGGGTTGTATAAAATGCTTTTGTTGTAGTGTTAGCCGCTACAGTAGCTAAAGTTTGTGCTTCTGTTGCTATTGTTCCAGCAATTTTTTTAATAGTAAGCAATCCTTCAGCAGCACTTGCGGCACCCAGCGCTACGGTTAATGCATTTTGCGCTTGCGCAGCAGCCGCGGTTACGTCTTCGGTTTCACCCCCAAACAAAGAAACAGCTGCCGTAGCTGCGGCAAATGAACCTGCGATAGCTGAGCCCAATTTACCTAAGTTACCCAAAAACTTTCCAGTATCAGCGTCAGAAGCTTTTTTTAAACCTTGCAATTTTCTTTCTGCAATTTCAATTTCTGAGTTGAATTTTTTGAATTCTTCGGTTCCAGGGGCTGTGGTATTGTCCAAGCTTACTTTTGCCTGTTTGATTGCTGTTTCAAGTTCTTTGATTGAACTGACAGCTTGCGGTACACCATTGAGTGTAATTTGTAGGGCAATATTTTGCATTAGCAGTCGTATTCTAATATTCTACCATAAGTATCCGCGACGACAAAGGTGTCCGAGCTTGTGGTCTGTCTTATGTAGGTACCCATTGGCACCAATGCAAATGCTGTTCCTGTATCGTAATATACCTTTCTTAGGTTCTGCAATGTTCCAGTACCAAATGACAATATCGTTTCTATAGGAGCGGTTCCATTACACACATCTTCAGCATCTGTTGAATAGAAAACACCACTTAGGAATGTCGGTTCAACAGGTGGATATGGTTGGTTTGGAGCAATAGCATAAATTGGTGATGGTGGGTCAATTTTATAATATGGGCTTGGTTCCTTAATCAGAGCAATTTCAGTTAAGGTTTTATTTACCAGATTGGCATCAGTTATTTTTTCTATGGTATACCACGCATCTTTAATCCAAATCCTGTCCTTTAATGAGGTCTCATATACATCCAGAGGTTTAAAGAAAAATCTGCCCGTTAATCGTCTGCTTTCGGGTGAATACAGATTATCAACATAGGTAGCCCAGAATGAATTATAGACCGTGAATGGGGTGAATTGTTGTGTCTGTGTCCAGCTGTTTCCAAAGAAGTCAAACGTGGATTCAAAATTCAAATCAGAAATAATCTGAGGGAATTGTGATTCTAGTGTTGAAAGGTGATTTACGCATGGATAGGTGACCCATTCAACAGGAGTGCTCCCCGATAACAAATACCAGGATTTATAATCTCCTGGGAAAATTGTTCCTGATGCTCCATAAGCATCCACGTATCTATTTCCTGTCCAAAAGAAAAGGTGGGGTTGCGTAGCATAAGGCGTCTGCAATCCATTGTTTAAATAAAAATATTGTGGTATGATGAAATAATCATTTCCGGTTACCCCACTCGTTGGACAGGAATTAAAGGCCACCTGATAGGTTTGCTCACCAGAGAATAGTTCGTTTGTAGTTTCAAATTTTTTTCTTCCAAATTCGTAATTAAATCTGTCCCTAAAAACTTTTGGAAGAAACTCAAATTCGCTGCCATTATAAGTCCAAATAACATCTTTGGATAATTCAAAAGAAAGGGGTTCTATTCTCTTCGGTGAATTCTGGTCAAGGATATTTGTCCAGTCTCTCTCAAGTCGTTCTGGATTATTGTAATACCAATTATAGGGTTCAATGCGAATGACCTTGGCAATTTCATCTTGAACAACCACCAGGTTAAACATCGTGATTAAGGACTTCATAAAATCCAAACATTTTAAGTTTGGAATACCTATTGTCATGTCTATGGTGGGGGTTATCAATACAGGCGCACTGAATAATTCAAATAAAATTAATGGGTCAACAACCCCCCCTTGACTAAATGGCTTAATTGCATAATCACTTCCACTGTAAACACCTAGCGTAACCTGTGCAACCAAATCCAAAATGAATACTTGCAAATATTGCCCTGCAACCAATGGTATATTAAAAAACAAATTGACAGGTAAATCATTAAAAAATGCCTGGTTTAATAAAATATCCGGTGATTGATAAACAGTGGTGCCCTGTGCTACGTTGATGCTGTTGGCAACTTTTACCACAACAGCAATTCTGGCTGCAGGAATTGCAGCAAATCTTATTGGATTTAAAAATTGCAGATTAAATCTGAAGTTGAATGAATACGTACCAGCATAAGGGGCTCTAAAAACTCCAAAACCAGTCGGTTGAAAAAAGAAGTTTCGATAATTGTTTAATGGGTCATATCCCCCCGGGAAATTGTCAAATAATGGGATGTTATGTAGTGTGTCTTTGCTATACTGATATTCAACAAACGGGAATTGTGCTTTGAAAATGTTCTGGTTCGTTATTGCAGATGAAATAGATGTTCCAACCTCGGCATTCTGGAAGGTATCCATATAAATTGAGGTGAAATATTCTGAATCAAAAAATTCACTACGGATTGTATATTCGTTGGATATGGCAAATATTCTATCTAGAACGGATTTTATCTGTATAGCTGGCTTGAAATCATTCGGTGCCATCGGAAAAGCTGTCTTGTCAAAGCTTCTCGGTTGACCGAAGTCCATGCTAAATGAAGGGGTTGAACCTGTGGTGGTCCCAGAATATCTTAATCCATAATTTATCATCGGATAAATAATCTGACCATCAAATAATCCAGATGCCCCATCGTTAACACATTCCCAGGATTTTGTTACGGCAGAATAAGTTAAATCGTGAACCAAATCTGTGTAGTCCAAATCTTGCAAATCCAGGTCTTTGAATCCATTAAACCAGTCAGCTACCTCTCCCAGTATAAAAACCTCGTACAAGCGCTCTGATGCGGTCTCAATTACAGCATTCAATCGTAGTATACCAGTGAAAATATCCGTGCCCCTATATTGGACAACACAATCGATTTTATTTAACGGATTGAAATCAATTCCATTGACCTCAAAATAATGCTCAAAAATTATTGCATTTTGTGAGGTATCTGGTATCTCAAAAGTTTTTGAATATGGTACTCTACGATTCGTTAAATTTAACAAATCAGATTGCTGGATTGTCAGGGTGATTGGAATGTCCTCAAAGATATCCAATCGCTCCCAAGTATTCCCTGAAATTTGTACTATAAGGGATGTATTCATTTTTTATCTACCTAGGAGTTGGATATTATTGGAGTATAAATATTGGAGTTCTAAATTGTACATGGTCCGGTTACCCTGGATTTTTTTCTCAAATTCTGTGTTGATAATATTCACAGGAGCTAAGCCCCCGTTCATCTGAATTTCATATACATCGTTTGATGTCCAGAGTTCTTCCAGCCATTGGAATGTTGGTTGATTTACAAAGCCTGAATTGACAATGACGGTCTCATTCATGACAACCTCACTGTCATTCAATCCCCTTGAATATTGTGTCTTAACTGGATTGGGTGACCCCCAATCTATGTTCCAGGATTTATAGCTCTGCCTGGAAATATCTAGACCCTGGTATCTGTTGAATAAAAAACGATAGATGTCCATTTGACCATATCGGTTAATCCATGCCAATTGAAAATGCTGATTCTGTGAACGTGTTGGTTGACATTCAACATTGAATGTGAATACCTCGCTTATGGGTGTATACCCAGAGCAGATTCCGGTTATGTATGTCGTTGGGACTGGTTGTGGAACTATAGCCATTTTAAATAATTTTTAGCAGAATGAACCGATGTTACAAACGAAGCTGACACCTGAACCAAATGAATTCCAGATTGCCCCACTTCTTTGGAAATCACCAGTGAATGGATTTGTTAATGCCGTATTTTCATATAGCTCTGTTGAAGGATTCAGGATGTTTGTTACCGAGCAATCAGTATAAACAGTTCTTGAGGTTGGTGTATCGCAACCACACACTCCACCAGGACATGTACCTCCGACACATTCGCTGATATTCCAAGATAAGAAACAATCAGGAGTTGATGATGGTGTGGGTGTTGGACTTGGTGAGACCGTTGGGAAACAGTCACCTAGATTTTGCACATCAATTTCAAAACCAGTTGGGGTAGTACAAGAACAAACTTGATAAATAAGCCCAGGTAATGGCTTGAAATTGGTTGATGCTCCTGTATCACATTTTACATAGGTTGCGCTACCAAATTCACTCAATCCTGTGTATTGAATTGAATAAGAATCACAGTTCGCACAGAACGGTGTTGGTGTTGGTGTTGGGGTTGAAGATGGTGTTGCAGGAATAATTGCCGTAGAGCTTGGTGTTGGAGTGGGGGTTGGGGTAGCTGCAATTGGACTTGTTTCACCCTCAAATCCCCCAAATAATTGAACCGTGTATTGCACGCAGTTTGGTGGCAATACTGGAATGTTTGCCGGTCCAGCACCAACATATAATGTGTTAAAATTTGTTCCAGTCCAAGGGTCAATCACATATAATGCTTGATACACATCGCAACCATTTGCTCTTGGTCCCCCTCCGTTTTGCACAATGTTGTCATACCTGCTGGTTTGAATTAATTGCGCGTTATCATCATAGAAATTGTATTCTACGTAATAAGGTTCAGATAGGATTGTTGGCGTGGTTCCAGACTGCAGATAGTAGTTTGTGAAACCAAGCACGAAATAGTCCTCTGGGGACATATCCATAATTCTTGGGGCATTGGTCAAGAATAATCCTGATGTGGTTGGATTGACGCTCAATGGTGTCCCTGATAAAACAAAAGGACCTATGTTAAAATTCTGTTGAGTGGCTCTTGGGTTGGTACCCATTGTTGACCTAAATGTTTTGTATACTTTGCTAAGGGTTGCTGGAGGTCCTACGATATCACCGATGCCAGTGAAACCAGTTACGCCTGCGATTTCACTATCAGCATATTCATAACCAGCAATAATTTGGTATCCTATCGTTTCTTCATTTGCAGGTCTGCTGAATGGAAAAGTTTCGTGAGTGTAGATTGGGACATCATTCCAGTATGATACGGGTAGAGAATTTGTATAAGATTCAAGGATTTGTTGTAGGTCAACAATTCCCACACCAAATGGGTTAGGGGAACACTTTCCCTGAAAAACTCTTTCTCCTTCAACATAAAGGTCATATACGAACCTGAATTTGAATGTGGTTGATGTATCATAGGTTGCTGATGATAAAGTGAAATACAACCCATCTGATAATACAGGTTGAAATGGTTGTGGAGAATCTACGATTGTTAAACTCATTTTACTTGAACTGGTCCTACCAGAATGTTTCTATTTATTATTTCTTGGAAATAAGATGCAGCATAGGCCCCCAATTCTTCTTCCAGTTTTCTGCTTGTTTTTTGTATGGCTCGGTCAACGAATTTGATACCATAATATCCATATTCACCGATAGACCTTTGGATTAAATATACAAGTGATTTTCTTTCAATGAACCGTCCTTGTTTATCACGAACAGCCAAATTAATTCCTGGCTTTGCAACAACCCATCTGTCGATTGCTGATAAGGGGGGATATTTTAATCCTGGGTCTTGCTGCTTACCTTTTCTACCATAGTTAACCCAATACCATTCCGGTGCTCCTGGGAAGGATACTTGCAATCTTATTGCATCATCCAGCTCAATGAATTCTACGGTGACGCTATCAAATAATCTTCCTGTATAGTTTCTATTTGAAACTGGGGTTGGTCCCCCCTTTACTGGTTTAAATCTACCATCATAAGCTCTTGAAGGTCTACTAATCAAAAGTTCGCCTCTGATTGCTTGTGTAAGCAACTGAGTAATTCCGTTTTGAATTTCAAGCTGGTCTTCCATCTTAGCTTGCGCTTGGTGTTTGAGTTATAGTTGGGGTTGGTGTCAGAGTTAATGTTGTCGTTGGGGTCGGAGAACTTTCATAATAATCACAAGCGTTCAAATCCTCGAATATTATTAAATTGCAATCCATTGCTACACCTGCAACATGGTCACCAAATCTTTCAAAAAATGGTATTGCTTGTACTGGAAAATTTATATCTAGATTGTCGTATAAATCTGGAAATGTGTGAATCCCCCTCTTTAAATAAGACAGAAATCTTTTTGCTTCCAAGCTCATATCGCTGACGCAATCCTTTTCGTTTGAGAGGTCATAATTTAAGATGTCAGCGAATATTAAAGACAACTGGTATGTTGTTGTGTTTTCGTCGTATTGAATGCTCTGAGGAACCACAAATAAGAATGGGTATTCTACGGTACCACCAGAGACATGAAGCTGTCCAAAATCAACCAAATTTCCATAAGCGAATGTATTGAGAATTGGACTCTGTTTTTGAAATTCTTGTATCAGGTCCAAGACCCTATGAAAAGTTATGTAATAATTCATCGTATTTCTTTAGGTTGATTTTGCATTTTTTGCAATTCATTTTTTTGTTGAACTATGCGGTCTTTAATAAGTGATGCAGTGTTCAAACATAAATATACATTGCTGTCATTGATGCGTTCGAATTTGGTTATGTCCTCTTTCGCCAGGGTATATGTTAGGTTGAAGTAGAATCGCGCAGCACCTTCGGATGGAGCCATTTGGGGAGTATCTTCGTTATCGGTTTCATTAACCTGATTAGCTTCATCTTCGCTTTCGTAGAATTTTCTATATTGGTAATGTACTCTTTTGCGATGAGAAAAAAAAAATTGGCACAGCCAAACCAATAAGCTATTGGTAGATTTTTTCTAAACATTTCAGCTCTCTCCATAACCTCGGCTGACTTAAAATCCACAAGCTTATATTCCGTCCCTTTTTCTACAACAACAGGGCGATATAGCAATGCCATTATTATGTGGATTGAATCAGTTATTTTATCTTGTTGGGAGAATACCTCCAGGTCAACCCATTGCCCCCACTTCATATTGCCCCAATCATTTTCCAGACCATAGGTAACACCATCGAATTGAAATGTAAAAACAACATCGTCAGGGTTTGGTCTAAGGATGTGTGAAGATAGAACTCCCTCCACAAATCTGATTTGGTCTACCGGTAGGTCTTTTAATTCTTCAACCGTAATACCCAAATAGAGGGCTAGCATCTCTGAAGGGTTGGTATATTTAAGTGGGTTTTTTTGTATGGTCTGATAAAGCTCAATGGTCATCTCTGTGTTAACCTTTTGTACTTTACCATCAATTAAAATTTCAATCATATTATCGCGAATTTTTTTGGTTTGTTATGTATGAATTCTGCTACTACATAGCGTAGTCCGTCAAGTAAGTGGTCCAGGCCTTGTGTCTGGTTGGTTACCCTTCCTGAACGGTCTTTTTTGTAGCGGTAGTTCTCAAACTCCTGGATGAGGTTTGTTGAATCTTTATGCACATAAATTTTGTGCTGTCTGACTTTCTGTATACCAAACAAAACTGAGTTAGCGCCTTTAGAGCAACCACGTACTTTTAGTCCCCCCCTGTTGAGTTCTTCGATTGATTTTGGTTCAGCAGAGTCGGCCACAATGTCATGTGTGCGGTCCAGGTTGTGTTCGTTACGCATCAGATGCAATAAGTCATCATTGGTTAATCCCTGTTGATATATCAGCTCACGTACAAATAAATCCTTGTCCCTGACTTTGACCTCCACCAGTGCGGCTGGGTCTGAACTAAAACCAAAGTCCAATCCATAGTAAGTGTATTTTGTACCATGTGGTTCCCCCTCGTAGATTTCTGGTTTTTGGTATACGATTTCACGTGGGGGGACAATCTGGGATTCAGAATAAATTAACCAAAGGTCATGGTCTGTTTCCTTGAGTGAGTTTATGCTTTCTATTATCCGTTCGTCCAGGAATGCATTTTCTCTCCACGTTGAGATTAAAACACAACCCTTATCTTTTTTCTCGTAATCAAGGCCCCACCAATCAGTCGGGATTTGTGGATTATAAGCTGTAATTATGTATTTCTCTGTTCGGATGTCCAGTTGAACAAAGCTGTTCATTTCAATCGTGTTGACCTCATCAACCATAACGATGTCTGATTTCATTCCGCGAAGCTTTCCTGTCTTGTCGTCTAAGCCTATAAATCTGACCGTAGAGCCATTTTTAAATTTGAAAAGCATGTCAACCTTGTTGTAAGATTTTTCATCCCACAAATCAAGTTTTTCCATTTCTTCTTGGAAGTCTACCAGGATTGTATTTTTGATGGATACCTGGGTTTCTCTTGCGAT